TGTTAGGCTGGTAACAAACCCACTATTGAAGATCCAAATCTTTTGATCACTCTGTGCACGCAAGTTAAATCTACTGTTATCAGTAGGGAAAAAATGGAAGAATAGGTCTCCGTCTCTGGAAGTTACATCACCGAAGAAGGAATCGTTACGGAACTTATTCTCTTTTAGAGATTGGATATTACAAGTTTTATCAACTTCCTTAGACAGCTCCTCCCATTGACTCATTTTTTCTTTTGCCCATTTATGGGTTTCTTGAATGCTCATTTAGCCTTCTCCGGTAATTCTTTAAGCTCAAACCCAGAATCACTAAAATTTCCATTGGGAGCAACGTCTTCGATACCTTTGACTGTCTGTTGATTATGAGCCATCTGCCAATTCTTGAATAGCGCAAGGTGATCTCTAATAGCAGTGCTGGACTCGGACATACGCTCATCTATATCTTTAACGGCCTTAGCAAGCATAGAATAGGCACGAGTACGTTCCATTGAGCGAGGAGAGTTCTTCCAATCCTTGAAGTCAAAGTTGATGGCTTCTAGCATATCTCGAAGAATCTCTTTTGACTCCATCTCTTGCTTAAAGCCAGCAATGTGTAGAGCCATTCCACTACCGCCATTGACAATAGACAAGTTCTTGGACTGCTCTGGGCGATCGTACATATCAAAGAAGGTCACCCAGTCACTAGTCTTCATTAAGCTACAGTTCCAAAAATAGTGACTGTAATCAGAGATAGTATCTGCGGTGTAGAACCTTTTGAATCGACTGTTTACACGACTAGCGATCTCTTTCGATTCTAGACGCCCCAGCAAAAGCTGTTCTACCACTTTCCGGATGGGGGGCTCATTGAGAAGTCTAGTAGATTCTTTGGTATCTTCTCCAGGATTATGGAGAGCCCACACTCCATGGTTTCTCAAAAACTTCGTAGTTTGCCGGTTGTATCTATTGAATGGATCATAATCCACGGGTAAATCGTTGCGCAAAACCTGACGTAATATCGATATGTATGGGACAGATGGTGGAGGATACCCAATACTATTAACTCCAGCTCTTATCCAATTGTCATCCTGTGCTTCTGGCTGAGGTAAGGTTAAAAGGTACTTGACAAAGTACTCAGAAGGATGACGACTATCGATCTTGGGAGGAAGCATTATGCTGGGCATGACTAACTCTACTTGAAAATATTGGGTAAGGTAGTGCCACCAGCCACATTGCGCTGAATACCGAGGGCTATTATTGCTCCTATAATAGCTCCCTTAATGGCACCAGTGACTGCTCCAGATATAGGACCAGAAGGACCACTACCGTCTGCTCCAGGATCTGAGCCTTTTACGAATCCGATACCTGCGCCAATGATACCAAGAGCCTTTGCTCCAGATATTATGGCCTTAATCATCTCCGAATCTGCACCTATTTTGGTTAGTTCGCTGACCATAGACGATGCGAAAGTAGTAGCTTCTTTGGACAGTGGCTCCATCACCATAACGCCCCATTTGGGCATCATCTCGTGAGGAGGAGCCATTGCTCGATCCCACCAAATCTCTTCTAGCTTGCTATCCGAGATCTGTCTCCAATTGGGAACGGCTGTTTTACCTTTGGTATTTGGGTCCATCATCTTGAACCCATCCTCACCAAATCCAGCTAGTAAAGCGTAATGCCCTTTACCTGGATGGTTGAAACTTTGGATGTCTGCTATAATCGGAATTCCTTGTCGAAGAACTTCCTTGGCTACCTCCAAAGTCCTAAAGGATTGTTCCCAAGACTCCAGCCCAAGCTTCTTGGCAGCATCTACGATGTCTGTAGTTTCTGCCCCTTTACCTTGCTGTGCTCCTATTACCTTAGCAAGCTCAGATTCTGGTAAGTCATAACCAAGATGGATAAGTGCCGACCGCAAACAGGCAGCACTACAAGTCCATTCAGTCTCTTGTTGATGTGTTCCGACTTGCGCCAGCTTTACCAGTCGCTGACGTACCGTATGTAGATCCGATAGCCGCACAACTTACAGCAGCTCCCTCTGCTGCAGACCTTTTAGTCCGCGGATTACTTCCTCCAAATTAAGCATCGCTCTTTCCAATGCTCCCTCATCTAGTTGCTTCAGACCCATTCGAGAGGCTGTTAACATCTCGGCTAGCTTCTGTGAGCTATCATTTAGCTGAGGCAAGTAGGATGCAAAGATGGATATGTTTTCTGGGTTGAGGAAGTTTAGAGACAAGATGTTATCAGCAGTCTCTGTATCCTCAAGTGTAGCTGCAATTTTTATTAGGTCTCTACGTAGATGGTACGGGAAATCCTTCAAAATCTCAGCTGCCTTCTTCGTCATATCCTGATGTACCTGATCTAAAGGCGTTATAGTATTCAATCCATCAATTTCAACTGCCTTACGACCTTTACCAGCCTCAGCAATTTTTTCCCTAGCAGTTTCTTGGTCAAGCCCGGCAGCTACAAGTAAAAATTCCGTCTGCCTTGGGTTTATCCAATATCTAACATCCGAGGCTAGTTTCGAGAATGGCTGGCCCTCTAGATGAAACTCATCAACTCCGGTTCCTCTAAGGAAACCACGTGTCGGAAGGGCTCTCGCTTCTTTGACCTTCGATTCCGTGTAGAGCGACTTGGCAACATGAATGGCAGATCCTAGAGGAGAGAACAGCATATCCTGAGGAATTGCGTACTCTGAATCAGAGATCTTTTGGATAGCCTCGAGTGAGGGGGTTAAATGGAGAGTTATCTGCTCACCAAATGGAGTCTGGCACAAATACCCTATATTACCTTCTGGATCTGTAACAGAGTTTTGGATAGTTACTGCCGGAAGGGAGACAGCTGTACCATCTGACTTGGCGTAAAAAAATGCACCATCACCATGAGGCTCACCAATAGGAATCTGTGAGATGTCATCACCAACACGTGATCCGACCATCTCATCCTGAAGGCTGTAGCTTTCACCGTTTGTGAACAGCATAAGCCCCATAGGGTTCTGATCGAAATTTACTACCGGTAATACCCATCCTACAGAATCTTGGCCTGTTTCCTCAATACGGACCGTGTATTGGCCAAACTCTTGAATTTGAACAACGTGAGGAGTATCAAGGGGAGGGTTAGCCGCTCCAGTCCCCATGGTTACAGATTGGTCGGGCTTCATCTTTTGTACAGATTCTGTACCGGCCATCTGCTGCGCCTCAGATGGAGTGAAGTTTTTCTCCTGTGGGGAGAAAGCATCTGCATTGGCCCACTTCACTCTAAAATTACCATCCGCTAGCTTAGTAAATTGAACTACAGTAGGCTCAATAGCTTCAACAAGGGCCATTGCCGTTTTCTGTAGTGGAACTCTATCGGCCGATATGATTGCCGAGGCTGCCTTCCTGAAAGCGGGGTTTACTTCAATCGCGGTGGATAGCTGAAAATCATCAACGAGACGCTCGATGAAAGTAGTTGCTTCACTGTCGGTAATAGTAGATGAGATAGCGGAGGCTAAACTTGCAAACTTACCAAATCCGGCACCTCCGGCAGCAGCTCCTGTAGTTACACCAGAGCCATAGCCGTAATTTGTCCGAATCGGAGGGTAGAGGCTATCTACCATTCCTTGATCAGTGGGTTTTCGATCCGATAGTTCAAAGGTTCGAGGGTCGAATAGAGCTTCTCGAACTCGCTCTTCATTCAGAGGGTATGCTTTATCTCCTGTGAAGAACACATCCAGAGGCTTTAGCATTCGATCGACGATGATAATAGGTATTACCACCGGAGTAGCTTGACCCGATTCTATACCTTCCGCCTTATTCATGACCTGGGCACTGCCATAAGCATATCCGCGCTCTGGGTTAGCTCTCTGAATCAAGACGTTAACAGAGTAGTTAGATAAGAATGGTAGATATTTGAATATCTCCGAACTGACCTCTCTTTGCCAGTTATCTACATTGTCAGACAACTTGATAGGAGACGCCACCTTTTCGAAGCGTACCTTTACACGACTGTCAAAAAATAAAGGGGCGGGATTCATATTTTTACTTTCGGGTTTATGTGCTGGGATGGAGGAACAAGGGCGGGGCCAACAGATATTACTGGGTGGCCAGGAGTTCCCCCATTAATAGCGGCAGTAACTACTCCCATCCAAGCTAACATGTCTGGGGAAGCACGTAGAGGAGGAAACTGTCCTCCAGCAATTGTGAATTGTGGACCATCTATAGTACCCCCGCTAGATGACAGGGCTAGCGATACATTTCCTGCCGTCAAAGCAATGGAACTAGCTGTTGCATTAATAGCTGCCATGGATTGTATCGTTAGGGGTCCTGTTACTTTCAGAGTTGCTTGTCCCGTAATAGTAGCTCCCAAATCACCTTCTACTTTGAGGTCTAAGCCTTTAACCTTCAGATTAAATTGCCCTGATTTATCTATCTCAAGTAGGGTCTGGGTGATTCCCCCGCCTTTGTCACGGGTTAGCATGCTAAGAATAGTGTCGGTTCCTTGACCGTGGGAACCCATTTTCAAGACCGCTACGGTCTTGTCATTTGGATCATCCGCAAATTCTTTAGTAGCTAAGGTAAACAGGCACATCTGATGACCGTCAGAATCTTCATCCTTCCGGGCAGTTTGCCAAGTCAGATCTCCACCCGGAGTGTGCAGCTCATAGTTTTCAGCAAAATCTTGGATGATATTTCTAATAGGAATGAATACTCGTTGGCATATAGCAGTTGATCCTATCTGAACTACCCCTCCTCTTCGTAATACCAAAAAGTTACCATCTCGAGTACTGTAGTGAATATCACCTGGATTTAAGAGTGCCCTACCTCCTCGATAGGATCCACCTTCATCGACCATCGTAAATCCAAGTACAAAGGAGTCACGCCCATCTTCCGATGAAGTACATATCCAACATACGGCTCCAACCTCTGGTAGGAAATTAGTCCCCTCTCCCTGCACTTGGTTACAGTAGGGGACCATGATGGGTATGTCGAATCGATTCTTGAAGCTGAACTCCGTCTTTACATCGACCGTATAGTCTCGAATGTTGACATTGACTACTCGAGCACGTTCCACAAGAGCCCCCATAAGGAGACTCGAATCTTTGGCCATACTCGGGGAACGTACTGGTTTTGGATTTGCACTCATAACCTAACCATACTTCCATGGTTCGCGCTTAGTGCCTTCTCCGAACTCACTTCCGAATGCGTAGGCTGGGACTGGATGAGTCCCGTGAATGTTAGTCTTCCATCCCTTAGCAGCACCTTCCATAACTGTTTCTTTTAGACGACGGAAGTTGAGTCTGGCAAGCCAATCTTCTTGAGTATCGAGAACTCCTTGTTCCATTCCTTTTAATACGGGACGGGAATCTATAGGTCGATGGCCGGGCTCTAGATTTCGGTTGTGTTCCTCTATTAGAGAACGGCTAACCACGTCTCCAGTCATAAACCCAGAAGTATCACCCGGATCTCGAATCTGAGATAGATTAGTCAGAGAACGGACAATCATCTCTATGTTTCTACGACGAACACGCTCGTCTTTATAGATACCGTCGTAAAGTTCACTCACAAGATGATTCTGAACTGTTGGAACATCTGTGAGAGGAAGCAGGTCGCGGGGGTTAATAGGGCCTTCTGTGATAGGAGATCCCTTCTTTACAGACATTCCTACTTCTAGAGGCTTATTGTCGTACAGAAGTTTCCGAGTAGCTGGGGCAAAGTGTGGCTGACCGTTGATATAGATGTTCCAACCAGTCGGGTCTTTCTCTATTTTATCTACCTTACCACTAGTTCTTGCCAGCGTAGCTGAATCTGGGAGTTTAGCTGGGAGCTTTAGCAATTCTTTTAGTCGTCCGATCCGCGTCGTCGCACCAGCACCGCGAGAACCTGAAACACCACCAGTATGAAAGCTATCCATAGCCAACTGCATCGCCGGCTCGCCCAAGGAGTGCCCCGCGATAACTCCGATATTGGTCCCAATCTCATGTTCAACACCATTCTCATTAAGTCCAAAACATTTTGAGCAAATACCAAGCCCATGTTGACACTTTAATGGACTTCTAACCACAATTTGGTCAATACGATTTTTCTTCAGAAGAGAAGTCATCGCAGGTGTTACTATTGTATTACGATCAAATTTCTGTCCTCCGACTGATATTGGTTTCGCCAATAGACGATCATGAACATCTTCGTCATTGATGCTCATGGATATGCCTTCTTTAGTCCCACACTCATGAGAGACTATCATTTCTGGCATAACGAAGTTGATGATGTCTTTCGTTAGCATTCCTGGTTCGGAGGTTCCTTCTGCACGCTGCAGAGTACCCATTCGGGCGCCATGCAATGCTGTCCAGTAATCTCCAACATCAAGACCTTCTGAATAAGATCTCTTTACCGGGGTTGGTAGCTTACGCCCTGTAGCGTCTTGCATGATCATCGGAGCGATATTCATTTGTCTAAACTGCGACCAGTTACCGCGAGCACCAGAGTCTACCATTGTGTAAATGTTGTTATGACTCTTCTCGATGAGAGGCCGAATAGCCTTGTCCATAGCATGGCTAGCTCCATCATATAGAGTTACCAACTTATCTTCTTTATCTTGTGTACTGGCGGACGATTTACGGATAGTTGCTGCCTCTTCATCAGCCTTATCCAATATGGAATTCCTGATGTCCTTGTGAACTTTCAAGTCGTTTAGGCTGAGAGAGAATCCGACATCGTACGCATGTTTGTTACCGATATCTTTAAGGCGATCGACGGTATTAGCAAATTTCTTAGGATCCTTTTTACCGATATCGGAAAGCAGGCTTAGAATTCCAATAGCAGAGGAAGCGGATTCTCCATTATCGGTATCCGAGGATCTCTTTAAGCTAACGCCTTTCTTTGAAATAACCAGATGAGGGTCATATAGAAGCTGATCTGTTTGGTATTCCTTAGGTAAGGCATTAGCGAGAAGGCGGCGCCCATAAGTTGTCCTTTTACCATTAACTGAAACTACCTCATTTGCTGGTAAAGATCCTTTATCGTAATCCTTTCTTGCCTGGTCAAAGTTTTGATATTTCTTGTCTGACTCTTTGCCCCACTTCGACAATAGGTGAAGTCCCAGGAGTGATTCCTGAGAGGGCGCATACATGATTCCGCCATTGGTGGAACTGAATAGGTTATTAGAAGGGAACATCTTATGTGCTTCTCGTACCGCATCATCGGTTAGCGGAAGGAAGGCGCTCATAGTATCCCCGTCGAAATCTGCATTGAATCCAGAAGTCACCAAAGGATGAATTCGGATAGCTTTCCCATCTACCAGCTTAGGTTTGAAAGCCATAATGGAGAATTTATGGAGCGCTGGATCTCGCTTAAGTAGAATCGGTCGACTCTCTAGAGCTTTCTCTAAAGCACGCCAAGCTGCTGGAGTTTCTTCTTTTAGATCTTTACGAGCTTCCAGAGGACTCCTGCCAACCCCCTTTAGTTCACGGATGACGAAGGGTTTGTATAGTTCCATGGCCGCACTACGTGGAATACCGACATAGTCAAGGTGCATAGCTGGCTCTGGAATAATTGTCGAACGCATGGAGAGTTCTTGCCGACGCTTCATGAGTTTCTTTTGAAAGAACCCCTGCTTAGGACTCGTCCCTGCGATCGTATCTAGAATACCCTTGAGCTTACGGCTCGATTCATACTGAGGTATTCCACCAACACCCATCGTTGACTTAAGCAAGTCATATAACTCTTCGCGTAGGGGCTGCTCCACCTCAGGAAGATCCTTAACACCCTCTTTGAGTTTGTTATTTACTATACCTAGATCTTTATATAGGTGGTTGATGTCATCAAATCGGAGAGATCCATCTGGCATCGGTACAATGGGGCGGAAGACAGGAGGAATCACTGGTACGTGATTCATCATATAAGCCTCGCTCGGCTTCATGTTCAAAGAATCCAAAGACCGTAAATATTTTGCTTTACGGTTTGCATGATTAAGGGCACTACCTCGTAGTTCTGGAAGTTCTGCCATCACCTTGCTGAGTTCTTTTTTAACATTCACCCCATCGAGGGCTTCTTTAATTGCCTCTCCTCCAGTCTTACCATTCAATGTCTTCTTGCCTTTAACGATATCCTCAAACTCATTAAACTTTAGCCCAGTTAGTATCACTGCTGGCCCTGGCTTCTGAGCCGTACCGACAAAAATAGGACTAGGCATTGGGCGAGCAAGAGTAATATGTGCCCAGTTCAATCCTTTACCTGGCTCATTGGAGTCAGGGAGTCCTCCAGTAACTTTTGGATCAAACAGACCTTTCTCCAACTCCTTGGCATCTTTTCCACGCAAGACCCGTCCAGGATCCTCTATCTCACCATTGGACATAGCAAGGACACCTTTATCTGTTAGAGGTGTCAATTGCATTTCATGTCCTTCTTTACGGACGTTGATACCTAGACCATTAAGATAGGACTCGAATTTGCGATAGGCGAAAGTCGGTCGTGGAGCTGGAAGGGGCTGGCCCATTTGAACCCGGTGCCAGAAATCAATATGAGCTTGTGGATTCAACCGCTCATCTACTTGTTGATCTGCCTTATACGTCGCCATCTCCTTCAAGTTCTTACGAGCACCGTGGGCTAATAAGGCGTAGAACTCGAGCTGGCCGATACCTTGTCCTGGATTCTCAGAACCTGTGCCCTTAGGTGCTCGATCGATTGTATAGTTAGCAGTGCTTCTAACTGCCAACTTCTTTTCAACTTGGTGCTTCAGCTTCATGATGTACTGATCTCCAGTCAGAACATCACCTAATTTTCTATGAGTAACCGGATCGTAAATCTCTTCAGTGTCGGTAAGACCGTGGTCCTTAAGGTCTTGCTTAACCTTTTCAGTATAGTCCTCGGTATTCACGCTATCGAAGTTATTTACGATATATGGTTTTCCGGTTTTAACAGCTATTTTGGATGCCGCAGTCTCTAGCATTTGACCTAAGTTGATACGGCTCGGCACACCAGACGGGTTCATCAATACTTCTACATGCTGTCCATCAGGTGTTCCAATTCTAGGCATTTCGTGGTCGGGTATTATTTGGGTAACGATAGAGTTACCGCTCCATACAGGAATACCGTTTCGACGTATGTAGATAATATGATTTGGGACTTCCACACAGTAGATCATCCCATTATATTCTACCCAGCTCTCCTTTTCTCCATATCGAACGTCTTTAGTGGTCCAGACTTCTGGATTTAAAGAGAATCTAACTACTTTTCTACCTTCAGCTGCCTCCTTAATATTAGCTGACATCCCTAATTTGAAAGCAAGTTCTTGATAATCATCAGCTAACCTTTTTGACGAAGTAAATAGTTCATAACGAGTGTGATTATCTTTTTCCCTATAGTAATTTCCTCCGTCTCCTGCAAAACAAGCATCAGCTAAAATCTTAAGCTGCCGTTTATTTGTAGAGAGGAATGATCTAGGAATGTATTTGTCCCTAGCCTTCCCAAATTTTGATAACCAGTGGGCTAATCTAGGATCTGAAAATCCAAGAGTGTCGGGGTAGCACCACGGCTCATATCCTAATCGGATTAAACAGACTCTTATTTGCTCATACGTTTCTGGGTTAACTTCCTTACGTTGTGCAACAAGTACTTTAGAATCACTAATGCATCCTTCCGTTACCCAATAACCAAAGAACTCCAAAAAATCGTCTGCATCATACATCTTAGGCTTGGAAAACTCGTAATGTTGATGAGGTTCATGTGGGCGTCCTGGAATTGTAATAACATCACAATCAACTACAGGATTCCATTCTCCAGTTCTAAGATGAACTCTCTGCTTACCAAAGCAAGATTCGGCTGATTCTAATCTCCATTTTCCTTCTTCCTTGCTTCTATCAGAACGTCCTCTAACGAAATGATTGTGATTTGGAGTTACCAATAAATCCAACCTACGTCCCTGGAAACGATACATTTTGCCGTTGTAACTTTCGGCGACATAGGCAGTCGGAAGTTGATATTCAATCTGGAAAGTATTTTGATTAAGTGTAGCAATACATTCAGTTCTATTTAATGAAGAAAACTTCTTCCATCCTATATCAGTAAGCACTTCAGTATTCTCATCAAAACACTTGTTGCCGTGCCGACCAACAATCTTGTCTCCTACCTCAGCAGGCTCATCGGTCCTAACGTGAACTACGGCTCCTTTCCCATTAGCAAGCTTTTGAACCTTTACAACTTCTCCTGCTGCACTACCATCCCAAGAAACACTGCGATCGGTACGATCGAATAGGCTCTTATCTAGCCTAGCGGCCAGACGAGTCACCATTCCTAAGTTTTCCTTCTTACCCACAGCAGCAATCAACAAATCCCCAGGACTAACTTTTTCACCTATCCTAATAACCCCATCATCATCTAGACGGTCCAGTTGAGTCTTTCCATACTTTTTAGCGGTCACCGAGGAGAATGCCTGAAACTTCTTCTTGTTCATCGAATCCTTAGTAGGATCGATCTCTATAGACTTCCGATGAACGTGCTCTGAGGTGAGCTTCTGTGCAGCACTATGGGATATTACGATACCGTCTTCGAAGTTATATCCCTTATATGGCATATAACTGACTCTAAGATTCGTACCAAGCGCTAGTTTACCGTCTCTCGTGAAGTTCGTATCCGCCAATAGATCGCCTTCCTTAACTTCTTGTCCTACTTGCACTTTAGGTATCGAATGCATAAAGGTCTTTGTATCGTTAAGCGGAAAGTGATTATAGAGTTGTATCTCGTGCTTCTTACCGCCCTTATCCTGAAGTACAATAGAATCAGGGAATCGATTATCTGATTGATCGGATTTTATAGCTAAGATTTTACCCGCTGTTGGAGCAGTCTGAGAGAACGGTATACCAATTAGGTGCTCCCAAGTAGTATTACCTCCTTGTACCTGCACAAGGGGTACTTCTCTATCTCTCAATCCCACCGCTTGCGATGCCTGACGAGAGGCGGTCATTGTTCGGTTACCTTGATTGTTCTGTAAGAACGGAATTAGATTAGTTGCCTCATCAAACAATTGATGTGGGGATACAAACATGTATCTCGCATCTTTCATTGGACGCAGAACAATCTCTCCCGTCTCTGGGTCCTTCATCTTGACTAGGTTCTTTGGTTGTACAGGTCTACCATCCTTCATCCTTACCTGATCCGGAAGCAAGATGAACTCGGAATGTAGCTCTGCAGGGGTCAATCCTTTCTTGCCCTCTAAAACTTTATGCTCTTTGAGATCGTAAACCGTAGCTCGGGCTTCGTTGCCGTCCTTCGTGACTCCTAGAGGAAGAGTAAGGCTGATACCTGTTCGAACACTCTCTGGTGTGTGGATAGGATCCAAAAACCCCATGTGCGTGGGGTTGATCAACTTCATCTGTTTGTTGAGCGTACGGTCACTCTTGATGCCTCCCTCATCACCACCTAGAATAGTGGTCGAGCGATAGTTAGATATCATTTCAAGCGGATTAGTCTGTTCTGGATTCTTAGATAGAGAAGAGTTAGTAAATATCTGCTTGATAGGTTTCGAGAATAGTTCTGATGATAAAATGTCTCGTACCTTGTCTGCTCTATCTATATTGTTACCAACCTTCAGCTTAATGATTCGTTGGGTGGATGACTTCGACAGTCTCTCTCTTAAGAAGTCGTCTACTCCTGTAAGCTTCTTGAATATTAGAGAGTTCCGATCATCTGGAGGCGTTATTCCCTGCGCAACGTCCAAGATCCGCTTCGAGGCAAGAAGCAGTGCTTCTCCTGTAACGTGACTAATAGGCTTACCGAGAGTATGCTTAGTAGTGTCAGGAGCTAGCTCAGCATTGTGAAATTCTTTAAAAACTGCCGCTGCTATGGCATCGTACGAAGAGTTCTCTGCTTTTACACCTCGCTTAGAAATACCCTTATAGAGCTTCAGGATGTCCTGCTCTATCTTGGCTGTTGAGTTAGCCTTATAGATATCAGGACCCCATGCCTTCTTCATTTCCTCATCCTGAACACCGAGGGTCTTCAGAATGGGGTATAAGTTGATGTTGGTAGTACCCCAACGAAATTTGAATTTCTTATTCTCAGGGCTGAACGGAATCTTCAAGCGAGACTCTTTAGCAAATGACGCTCCTGCAAGAGCGAATTCGGTCTCAAGCTCTCCGTTAGCCTTGATCTGAGAATATACGCCAGGCTTCAAGCGCCATAAGTTATCCACCTGCCACTCACTCCCGTCGACAATATAACTATATCGCTCTGTGGGTCTGGGTAATGTAAAGATCTTGGTCTTCGAACGATCAATTACATTGCCGGTTGCCTTATCGACTAGACTGATATCGGCTACAACGTTAGCGCCCCAAGTTCGATTAGTCTCTTTAGCACGCTCTTGACTTCGGAGATCCCCAATTACAGCACCGCTGTCATCGATGTTGACGTTATTCAGAACAAGTGACCGGGTTCTTCCTTCAATAGGAAACGTGCTCTTGATTGCATCAACAGCCCCGGACTGAAGCTCTTTCCAAGTAATATCTGGCGTAGACACCTGTGCGCCCTCCTTAGAGGTTTTCAGGTTATGTAGTTACCTTCCCTATGTCTCGCGCTGAGACAGTCCCTGGGAAGTTACAGACTGCCCGAGAATAGGGCATTCAATACCCCACGTCAACAATTCCTGGCATTGCTATGGCATAAGAATTGAGAGGTGACCTATGCCAACTTCTAAGTCGGGTAAACCGATTAGGAAGAAAACACCCAACGTCGAAAATACCGACCAATTCTTTTCCCAATTCCAGGAATCTGCTACCCGCTATGAATTAGAGAAAACCGCAGCCCTAGTAGCTGCATTTGTAGTAATACCCGATCCCGATAAAAAACCATGATCTTATTCTTTGTAGCTTTCGGGTTTGCATTTGTAGTTAGAGTAGCGTTTATTCTAGAACATCATTATAGGCCATACATCTATGGACGAACCGGATCCTAATGATGAAGAGTTTTGCCCAATACTTTGGCAAGCTAATGGGGGTAAAGTCCGAGACAATGGATCTCCAATATTTGATGGGGATCTAGTACGAGGACGTTGCCGAGAACCAGGGGATTGTGATCACTGTACATTTATGCGGCACTCCTTGATGGCCATAGCTAGCCAAGGAGTTACATCTCTATGGATATGTCCATCGTGCGTAGGACAAATAAGTAATTCAGCACGCGAACTTGGATTAGAAGTTAAATTGCCGGGATTCTATTCAGAAGGATTCTGCCAAAGACCTCAATGCCATCGCAATGGCGACGAGCGCTATTCTATCGTTCTCCAACTTTTAACTGTAATTGGAACAACTATACCATGAGCAAAAAAGAAGTAACAGTCACGATATCCGGTAAAGTAAATACCGGCAAAACTGCCCTTATGGAGGAGATTGTAGCTCTCTTTGAAAGTATTAATATCGAAGTCGAAGCTGACTGGGGGCTAGATGGTAAACCTGGATCGGGGTCACACGATGCGAGACTTCGTAAGGCAGCTGAGTCGACAAAAGTCATCGTAAAGATGCATCAGCTGCCCAGAGTCAGTAAGACATGATGACGTGCTGCGGGTGTGGAGCACTATTCGGACTCGATACCCCGGGCGTTATTATTAAAACAATATCGGCGGATATAAGTCCTCGTTCTGGTCGTCCTATCCCACAAGAAGATTTATTTCCAGACGGTACTGCAGAAAAATTTGTATGTATAAGTTGCCTTCTTCGCTCAAACTCAGAAATAGGGGCATTACTAGGATTCTACGGAACTGGTTTCGATTTCCCAACAGAGGAATCAAATGACTCAGTTGACTTGTATAGCCTGTACACTCCCAATATATAGAGGCCAGCGGGCAATAAGCCTAGAATTTGGACAGGTAGAGCAGTCACAAAAGTCCCAACGAGATATAATCAAGGGCTACGCTACCGACACAATCCATTTTGGGTGCATTCAGGAGTATCTCGGTCGTATTGACGGAGAGCTTTATAACTCCATCATAGAGCACCATAAGAAAATTATCCGGAAACAAGTTGTTGAAGAGATGCGGGACGAATTGAAACAAGAAGTCTACGATGAGGTCGTAGATGAGCTAGGTAGAACGTGTTCGGTATGCCATGACGAAATAGAAGAGGTCATGGAGGGTGAGGAAGAGGAAGAAGAAGTTGAGGAAGAAGATCCGGATCCCATTGTACAGAGCGCAATGGTTCAAGGACCTCAACTCCCCACTCCTCCCTGGTCGCCATTTCCGCCTAATCCATTCTTCCATCCAAACGGGCACAACAAATAGCAAAGAAAAGACCTGGGGTTAATCCCAAGTCGCTTCTTTGCCCATTACTTCATCCGCAGCCAGTAGTATCACCGCACGAAGTGCAGGTGTAACAAGCTCCGGTTCTTTTGGTAAGCCCACCACATGTGCGGCAAGGATTACCCGATAAGTCTATTACAGGTATGGAAGCCCTAGGAACCTGTTTACCTACTATGATTTCTGTAGACTCCGAAGGCTCAGCTGGTTTCAAAAACTCTAGCTCCAACCATCTAACAATATAATCGAGAATGCTCGTAGCAATAGGTATCCGACCATCCCCAGTAAATCCAGAAGGGTCAAATCGTGTACCCTTGAACTTATCAACTAGGCTATCGAGAGGAGTTCCTGCTTGCAGTGCCATAGAGAAGTTTATGGCGAATGAATCTACGATTCCACCAACGAAGCTGCCCTGCTTAGAGACTCGAACAAATATTTCTCCTAGGGTGCCATCTGGATAAGTATTAGCTGTTAGGTATCCCTCGACATCACCAACCCTGAACGAGTGGGTCTTGCCTTCTCGGGTCTTCGACAGTTTCTTTCGGGATCCCCAAAGGAGAGGAGATTCCTTTTTCTCATCCACCTTTGTGGATATGGGCTGGGACATCTTGCAGCCATCACGATATACCGCAACACACTTGAGACCGCTCTTCCAAGCCCTCACATAGATCTCGCCAATCTCCTCCTTCGTAGCCTTGTTAGGCATATTAACGGTCTTGGAGATGCCCCCCGATATAAATGGCTGAACAGCAGCCATCATATCCACATGAGCTTCTGGCCTAAGTGCCCACTCGCCAAGGGCTTCAGCAAAAATAGGGCTGTGTTTCTTGTTGAAATCCGGAGCAGTATGAATGTTCTGCTTATCAATTATGTGCTGGAGAATGCGAGCAATTGCGTCCGAGCTATATCCAAGTCTTACCAAGGCGGGAGCAATAGTATTGTTCGGAAGAATTAGAAAACCTTCCCCGACAGCTTTCTTATAGGTAACGACTCCAAGCATAGGCTCTATACCGGTTGTATCAGCTCCCATCAAAAACGATATAGTTCCTGTTGGGGCTATAACCGTAGTTTGAGCATTACGGAATCCGTAACCATCACCAGCATTATATGCGTCAATCCATGCGTTCTCCGCATTAATAAATAGCGATGCAAAAGATAAGACTAGAAAGGGGTTATCTTTGACCGATATCCGTAATTCACGGGCCGATTCTAGGTGCTTATCGATTACTCCCAACATTGCTGACTTATTATCTGTGTATGCTGGAAAGGGTCCTTGTACCTCGGCTAGTTTTGCGGATTGTAGATATGCCTGGCCACCCATCAACGCAGATATAGCGCTAGCGACTTTACGCCCATTCTCACTATCATAAGGTAAACCCCAAAAAGTAAGAAGTGCACCGAGATTAGTGAACCCGAGGCCCAGCGTCCTATATCGGCGACTATTCTTAGCAATAATCTCGGTTGGATACGAGGAAGCGTCAACGATGATTTCCTTGGCCGTAATAGCGATATTTACAGCCTGCTGGAAGTTCTCAATTTGGAAGTCACCGTCGGAATCTAGAAACTTCATCAAATTCAAAGATCCTAGATTACAAGCAGTATCATCTAAAAATAAGTACTCTGAACAAGGATTGCTAGCGTTGATACGCCCATCATTTGGGCAGGTATGCATCGCATTGGTTGCTGTATCGAACTGAATACCGGGATCACCACATACCCAAGCAGCCTCAGAAATCGCATCAAAGAGCTGGCGCGCTCCATAATGTTTATGGACTTCTCCATTCTTTAATTTAGTAGTCCAAGTCTTATCTTCCATTACAGCTTGCATGTAGTTATCAGTAACCCGAACTGAGTGGTTAGCGTTCTGAAACCAGGTTCGGTCGTATACATTACCAGCGACGTTAAATTCAGCCGAGTACTTGCCAGTGCTATATAGAGCATGAGCTTGTTGCTCCGCATCCGACTTACAAGTGATGAAGCCAGCCATACCATTCATCTGCTCGAGAATATCTGGGTGGTCCATATTCAAGCAGCTGAGCTTGGCAGCCCTACGAGTACCGCCACCAGATTTAGTAACACCTGCCCAAGAGTCGTATCCCCGCATAAAAGATACAGGCCCTGAAGCATAGCCTCCTCGAGAAAGGGTCTCCCAGGAACTTCTAAGGCTGGAGAGATTGGATCCGGTACCAGATCCTCCCTTAAACAGCATCACTTCATTACGCTGAAGGGCTACGATGCTTTCCATCGTGTCATCAACCGATTGGATGAAACACGCCGAGCACTGTGGTTCTGCCTGAATTCCTACATTGAACCAAACAGGAGAGTTGAATGCATACATTCCATGAGCAAGCAAATATAAAAGCTCGTCATAGAATATTTCGTAACCTTCATGGGTAAACAACCCCTGGTCAAACCCGCTACTAGCCATCCAGCCTGCTACTCTCGTAAACATCTGTCTCGCAGAATATTCTTTAACTCCCAAAACCACCCGAAAATACTTCTCTGCAACAATTCCTACCGTATTATCTTCCCACGTCGCTGGGACTTCGACGCCATTCTGACGGAACTTTTCTTTACCTCCACCGCCGCGAATTACGGCATCCTTGATTACCCACTCAATCGAGTCTAGTGGGTCGACACCTTTAGTAGTAAAGATCCGCTTGAGTTGTAACTTTGGGCTTTCGGGTTTTTTGACGGTGCTAGCTGCCTTAGCTGTAAGCATAGAGATATCCATTGGAATGCGACCTCCGTAGGGACAAAACAAAAAGCCCATGACATGGGTGTTTGCCAACCCTTATGCCACGGTTTCTAGATTTTTTAGCCGAGGGAGACTTGTCTGCGTGGCGGCTTCTGTTGAGGCAGCGGACTCTGCATCGGATCCAGGTTATCTGTCTGAGATCCCTTCTCTCCTTGCATGATCGAGAGAACTACTCCGGAGAGCTTGGGGTTGGAAACCTGCAGATTCATTAGTGCGAGCTGTCGCTGCATGCCATCCATCTTCCCAAGATCAGTAGCAGCCCGTCTCGCCAAATACAAGGCGTTCATCTGGCCACCTGCTTGGGTCATGTTGAGAGGCGACTGAACTTCTGGAGGGAGTCCCTCAGCTGGAGGTTTGTCCGCATTCTCGGGATAAACTGTCGCGCCTTCAGGCATACCCGGTGCTGCCTGTTCTCCTTGTAACGGTTGTTGTGTAGCACCTGAGGCGGGCTGTCCCCCACCTGGAAGGGAATTACCAGCAGATGTCGGATCCCCGTCCATAGTTGCCCCACCAACACTTGATCCAAAGCTTCCTGGGTTATTTGGAAGTGTAGGCATTGCCCCAGGAGCAACAGTTCCCATGATCCGCATTGCTTGTGCCTGGTAACGAGCACTGATGATCTGTAGCTCACCCTGAAGCTGAGCATTAGCGATCTGAGTTTTACGATTGTTCTCCAGCTGCTTGCTAAGCTCGGAAGCCTTGTACTTCTCTTCTTGGACCAGATCAAGCTCAAGCTCGTTAAGGAACGTAGTATCGGATACCTTCATAGCCTGATTTGCCTGCATAATAAGGGCAGAACGCTGAAGATCGTCCGCCATACGGAATCTAGAGAATTCAATATCAGGAGCGGGCCATTCCATGAAGTTCGCAATTCGCTTCAGAACGAAGTCACGGCAGAATATAAGCAGATCTGTGCGGTAACCATCGAACTGGTTTTCCAGCATCCGCATAGATACATTTGAGCCCGAATACTGCAATCCTCCGAAGATGAATTCAATAGGAACATGCATGCCTGCAACAATTTGCTCCGACCAGGCCCTCATCTCCTGATGAAGCATCAGCGCTTTACCCTCTCCACCGATGGTTTCGTTACCAATGGGGATAGGTAGGATCGGTATGTAGTTCTGGTCTAGCTTCCACTTCTCGATCTCTGCCTCAATACGACGCCGCCACAAGCTGAGATCAATAGTAGAATAAGGATCAGATGTTCCACTACCTGCTTGTGGGAAGAGCACTCGCAACGGAACAATATACTGCTGAGCAATACATTCTTGAGCCTTACGAAGTACCTGTAGGTAATAGCTATCCTTCAATACCGGTAGGATAAGAGGTATTCCCCAACCTTGATCCTTCTCGGATAGAGTAGGGCGCTTAAAATGGAAAACCTCTCCATCACGGAACTTGATAGTCTTAGATTCTCGAAGTGCCAGTATGAACTCGTTAGGAATAGATTCTATGACATGGCGCTTACCCATCATAATCGCATTCTTTAGCGAGATAGGTATGTCGAAGAAGTAATCGGTCTTTCCCGTAACTTCATTATGCTCAACGGTGATGTTCTCTGGATTCCAACGAACTATTTTGATACCGTGAAGATCTTTGACATTTAGGTCATCTACACCAGCTTCTGCAGTAACGTTGCAGCTCGGACATGCTAGGTAATATCTGAAGTTTCTAAACTTATAGATGGCTCTAGAGGCTAGCTGCTTAGCTTTGCAGTTTGAGCAAATCAGATACTTCTGAATAGGGAAGTGGAGTGTAATGAATGTGTTACCGTAGCAATGAAAATCTAACCCAATCTCTATAAGGGTACTACGTAGTTTTAAGCCCGTATCAATAAATTTAGTCCACTTATCACGGAGTACGGAATCAGCTTCCTGAACCTGTATCTTAGTGATTGGGTATTCTGCCATCTTGTAGGTGACAGCGTTGATCAATGGATTGACGAGAAAATAGTACCTACACCAACGGAACATCTGCTTGACGCTCGTTGGGAGATAGGTATGCCCGATGTCAAAGAACGGGCTTGGGTACCGCATGGTACCGTTTTGATTTTGATTATGGAACGAATCGAATCTCGACGTGTTTCCAATAAATCCCAGTCCGTTAGTTCCTGTCACGCGGCAACTCCATTAGGGACTGGTTGTTGACTTTGTTCGGCTTGAGGAACAGGAGGCATTTCAGCCCTAGCTCGGCGAAAGGGACCAGTAGCCATTCGTTCGCCAATGATACCGCCTCCCAAACCTCCTACAATAGATCGGGTGATCCCCAAACCCTTAATCGGTATATGGGACATAGCACCTTGTCCAGCGAGCATCCCAATAGTTCCACCTGCGAGACCAGATATGCGTTCCGCCCTAGAACGTCCGGCTCCTTGGGGATCTTCTTTAGCGACCGCGCCAGGAACACCACTAGCAATTACTGCAGAATTTATCGCTTTATCCCCAATAGGTAAATACTTTGTATATTTACCTTGACCCATAAAGGTTGCATCCGGACGTTTCTTCCAGACCTGTTTTCCAGCTGCATCCATCACACCCTTACCCTTCAGTGGACCTTCTACATGCTTTGCTTTCTCCCATAGTCCCAAAGGCTTGTTCCACCCCGTACGAACGGATTGGGTGATAGCCTTGCCCATGTTTCCAATCATACCTGAAATTTTGGCAAGCTCGTCACCAAATGCATCTATAGTGGTATCGTCGATCATGAGGCCCCTAACCAGGTTTTTAGGTCTGTTAGCTGTTGATTTTTCTGCTTACGACGAAGTTCCATATAGTCATAAGCAGTAATCAATTTAGCTGCTTCAATGTCACTTGGAGTTTCTTGAATAGATATCTTTTCGGCCGGGAGATCAACAAGCTCATCAAAGCGCTTTTTCGTATCTTGAAAGTCCAGTCCTAGATAATAATGAACGTCCTTAGTATCATCCCTAGCCCAATCTGCATTTTTAAAGCTGAAGGGGTGCTCGTGTTGAAATTTAGCCGAGCAGGAATCGCAATGTCCGTTGAAAGGGGGAAGAGCGCTTCCATGCTTTCCACAATGGGCACAGCGATATCGTAATTGAGATAGGTAAGGCTGGCAAAAATCTAAAGGAGTAGGAGCATAGCTGATCTCATCATTCATGAAGCAAGCAGCTACATATCTTCCAATCTCGTCATTGAACTCTTCTTTACGAATGTCATTAATGATGTCTACACCAGCCATCAGAGAATCAACGTCGCACGGGTTCATATATCTAGGATTCGGTATAACACCATTTAATGCATGTATCGTACTTTCAAAGATTTCCCAGCTCTCCCAAGCCGTATCAACAATATGAAGAGTCATGGTAGACATTATCTTCACTCTATTGATATCCGCGATACTGGTATTAAATGTCGTCTTTATCTCTTGAAATACGGTATCTGGCTCCCACTCAAACCACTCAAGGTTGAAGGTCTTAATAAGAGCTAAATCGAGAACGTAGGGATGAGCCTCAGGATGGGAAAAGAGATTAGACTTAGTAACTTGGCGAAAAATTAGTTGCTGAGCCTTGTCTCCAGGATCAGTTTCTGATGGAGCTGGTTCTCTAGATTCTGGAGTAGGAGCTGCAACCTCAGCTTCCTTATGAAGCCTAGGACCTAGCAGTCCTTCGTAGAAGAGGTCTTCTGGAGTCTTAGCAAGCATTTTTTATTCAGTTCCAGTGCCACTATACCGGTCCATTGCCAGACGCCCTAATACCAACTTATTGGGTAACGGTAGAGCTTCAAAAAAGGTTTTGGGGCTATCACAAAATCCTTCGGCAAACTTGTCACCAAAGGTCCTCTTTACTAGATGGCGTCCGTTGGTCGCTAGGTTTTCCAGATCTCCTTCACAGACTCGTACCCCATTATTGTCCCATCGCCATTCTTCTTCAGCGATCTTCTCCAATGTCACACCAAAGGTAGATCTCCAAGGATCGGGGATTTGACCATCCCACAGGTGGTTGATATGCGCTAATTTATCAAACTCTTCTAGAGCCTCTGCAAAAGTCTCGGGCTTAACGTAAGCTTGTTTCTCCAACAGAGTATCGAGAACAGGGTGGAGGTCATCAGAAACATACTGCTTTCTAAAATTCACAAAGGAGGATACTGCACTACCATATCCGTCTGCAGCATACTTCTTTACTGAGTCATCAAGCTCAATACCCAATTCATCTGCACGAGCTGCCAGCTTAACACAATATGTGCGGCGATCTTTTGGATGGAAGGCTGTCTGATTCTCTTGAAAGTAAGTTTCCGCCAGCTTTACTTGCTCATACGAATCAACAGGGTACTTACCATTTAGAAGTGTACGTCGAGCTGATGCATGCTTGTGCATCAAATCAGCTCCGGGCTCCCAATCTGCTACATCTACATAGGGAGAAGTACGCCAATTTCGCTTCTTGGTTTCTACTCCCATACTGAACATATGCATAGTATCTCGGTCAGCTTCGGCGAGTTTCTCATGATCAATAGATGTCCCCTGCGAATCTGCAAATCTCTCTTTTGTAGAGAAGGGGGGAAGCTCCATAAAATTGGTGCCCATTACAGGCTCCATATTAGTCCTCTTACGGACATCCTGATTAGCATCGCCCTTACCTAGCTGAGGATTCGTGTCGCTTTCCTTTTTAGGCTCCTTCATAGGAGCTTGAACTTGCTTATTATAGGTTTGGCGAAAATAAGGATGTTGAGACTCTCCAGATATACCACTAACTCCAGTCGAGGCCGCTAGCTTAAGCTGGGGAGGTACATCGAGCCCAAATCTCTCACATGCTTCTATTAGATTCTGAGCTGCTATTTTAACAGCAGCCTCTGGAAGATAATGAGCTTGCTTCAAAAGGTACATCACTGACAAGGCAGTATTGCCCTTATCAATAGTAGCGTACTTTCTCATCTTCATGCCTCGGTCCAAAAGAACTAAGGCGTAATTATCATCTGGTAAGTTATTTGCCTGAGCTGGATCTAGATGCTCCGCAGACTTAATGAAGTCTGGGATGCTAGATAACTCCAACATAGAGCGAATTAACGCCCCATCCATATCATCATAAGAATCAATAACCAAGCCAGCGAACTTGTTCATCTTGTGCTCCAATACGGAACTCTTCCGTCATCCTACGGGTTTAAGGGCCTGTTTGCAAAGCCAAACTGACAATCAAATTAGTAGCATCCAAGGGATAAGACTGTACGCAGGCAGATTTGCCTGACGTTTCTTTTGCTAAGGAGAATCATTCTTGATCGACCAGAAACCACCCTCAGCGCCACCCTGTTGGGGGCGTCAGTACGACGAGAGTGACAAGGAGTGCATGAACCAATGTGAGTATAGGTTGTCCTGCAAACCGACTTTCTTTCGTAATAACAACACTCCAGGGGCAGTATCTCTACCAATGTATCCATCAGCTCCATTACCTCAGCAAACCTGGCCGCAGCTACCGTCGCCATTTCCCCAGCAACAGCCTATCAGATTGGGGACAGCACAGGCGCCTACTATTCCAGCCTATCAAGCGTTATCGGCTCCTCCTACTTCGATGGCATTTGTTCCGCAGCCTCAGATGGCACCTCAGTCTACACCACAGGTGATGCCAGCATCAAACAATTTAGCACCTAATTCTCCGCATTCTCCGTATTTCACCCAATACTATTCTCCTTATCCAGGCGAGACGGTTATAGAGAGATTGGGTAAGCATATGATACTTAGGTTAGGGCAAATCTTGTTTCATGAACTAGCAGCTTTTCTAGGTTTATGGAGATGGCCACCGAATAAAAAATAGAGGCAACATGCATGACACGGAAGCATATAGCTTAGTAAAGAAGCGACCGGACACTGCTTACGTGTCTACCATGTTGTGGCTCCCGAAGGCATTGATAAGGGTAGATGCAGTACAAAATGCTTTACAGTATTGGGAAGCAAAGAAGGGTGACCCAGTATTAACCAAATTCTGGGATATGACGGATCATCATATCATTGTGCCTCGGGAGTTCCTTAAACCAGAGCAATACAATGATTTTTGCTTTCCTTTTGTAGATCTAACTCCACAGTACTTTACTCGTACTCATATAACAGATCGTATAAAGTGGAGAACAGAAGAGCAAAGTAAGGCATGGGATTCTCTACAGCAAGCCAGAGGAGGGATTCTAAATCTAGCCTGTGGTAAGGGCAAAACGGTCCTTGCTCTTAAAAAGATTGCTGAGCTAGGAGTTCCTTCTCTAATCGTTGTGAATGATGGGGTTCAGTTAGAACATTGGCGAGGGGAGATTGCCCAACATCTTGCACTACCCTCAGGGGAGAAGATAGGGGAATTTCAGGCACAGATCTCCGATTGGAAACGACCTATAACGATAGCGACCATACAGACCCTTGCCGGACGAGCAAAAGAGGGGGAAATCCCCGTAGGATTTTCGTCATGGTTTGGGTCTGTATGGTTTGATGAGGTTCACCATTTATCAGCCCCCTGGTTTGTTCTATCAGCCCCGCTTGTAACTGGCCTACGGTTTGGACTTACTGCAACTGCGGATCGGCTGGACCAGAGACAGTGGGTATACCATTACCACGTAGGCGACATTTTCTACAAAGATCTCGAGCAACCGCTGATTCCAGAAGTGTATTTCCAAGAGACCGACGTCATCATCAATGAAAATTCTAAGGAAGCTAGGGATAAGGCGGGAGAGGTGAGTGTTTCAAAACTTAGAACTGCTCTTGGGTCGAATCCGAGAAGCTTGAAACTTCGGGAGTTCTGCATTCGTGAGGCGCTGGATTCTGGGCGCAAGATACTTTGTATCAGTCACTCCAAAGACCTGCTAAGGAACCTAAATACTAAATTTCCATCTTCAGCGCTGGTAATCTCTGAGACGCCTGCAGAAGATCGTATCTCAATGGTACGGGAAAGCAGGCTCGGGTTTGTTATCGAGAAGCTGGGCAAGGAGTGTCTAAGCGATGATGCCTTGGACGCTCTTTTTATTCTTACCCCTCTAAGTTCCCCCAATGACTTGCAACAAATGTTGGGGAGAGTTCAAAGACCACACCCTAATAAGCGTCAGCCTATCGTCGTAATTTTTGATGATAAAAACATTGAAAGATTCAGAGGAATGATTTATCAACTTAAGAAAACACTTAGGGGATGGAAGATCCCATATGTCGATCTTCCAGTTCCGCTTATAGAGGAGTAGCTATGGATAAAGTTGCCTGGCTGACTCAAATGCAGCAGGGATGGGCTAATTGCTATGCCTGCAAGCTAGGAGCAACTAGAAAGAACGTAGTTTTTGGGTACGGTAATCCAGATGCTCAGATCCTGATTATCGGGGAGGCTCCGGGGAAACACGAAGATATTGAGGGATCCCCATTTGTTGGTGAGTCTGGGCAGTTGCTAGATAAATA